TGGCAACAGCACCCTGAGGTAGTTTCTGCCTCTTCCCAAATGGAGACATACGTATGGTTCCTTTGCATAAAATCTCCGCGTATTCCCTTCGTCAAAGTGACTATGGGGACTCTTGGTGTATGCAAAGGGAGTATGCGTCCCTGCTTCGTTCTACGGGCCATCCTTTTCAGGATGGTCGTTGGACAGGTTCGGACGATGATTCTTTCCACCAATATTCTGAGGTGGAACGTCCGGCGTTTGGTCCGCTTTCGAGTGTATGGGCGTTTCCACCCAATGACCCGGAGGCCCCAGCGTTTGTTGAGTTTCGCTGGCGCCCGGCAGTAAGTCGTACTTACGACTCTGTTGGACTGCCTGATGCGACTCTTGACTTGCCTGTCATTGTAGATCCCGACTATTCAGACTATGTTCTGGGCTTGAATGCCCAAGGCACGGAATGGATTAGTCGGAACCGCCCTGGGAATCCGGCTGTCCAGGTCGGCCAGTATTTGGCCGAACTGCGGGAGCTCCCCAGCATCCCACACTTCCTCCGACCTCAAGCTAAGCGCTTTTGCGATCTTGGGTCGGAGTACTTAAATGTGGAGTTCGGGTGGAAGCCATTTATTAAGGATCTTCTTAAGATCCACGACTTGCAAAAGTCGTTGGACAGGCGGCTTAGGCAGCTTGTCCGAGACAATGGCCTTGATGTCCGAAGACGGTCTAAGCAGGTGGTCGTCACAAACTCGGTTGTGTTGTCTGAGGGAACTTTGTCCGTTCCGTTCGGTCATCTAGGTGATGACATGATTGGAGGGGCATCGCTTCTTGACGGGTACTATACGATAGGCCCGTTCGGAGGTGGTGTACCTACCGGCATCCCTGGCACAGCCAGCTATAAGCTGACTGAAGAGACAACACAAACTACCTGGAATTGTGGTACCTTTCGGTACTATGTTCCAGATATCGGATCGAGTGAGTGGACGGAGAAAGCCGTACGTACCTTGTACGGAGCGAATCTTTCGCCCCAAACTCTGTACGCGGTCTATCCGTGGACATGGCTTGCTGAGTGGTTCTCTAACGTTGGGGATATACTCTCCAATCTGGAGACCAACGCGGTCAGCAATGAAACCCTGACGAACGCCTACTCTATGTTCACCGAATCGGTGACCAGAAAGGTGGACGTTCGTATCGAGTGGTTTGACTGGGACCTCGAAGTTCGGGCCCCTTCTTTTGTCATAACCGCTGGTTCCGCCGAACTTGTTCATGTGATTTCTCGTGTGAACAAGCTTAGGCGCCAGGCCTCTCCGTTTGGCTTTGGCCTTAAGCGAAGCGAATTTACGCCGAGCCAATGGGCCATACTCGGTGCGCTCGTAGCATCCAAGGCTAAGAAGCCGAAGATGAGACGGCCGTAGCGGGAAGAAGTGCTTCGTGCGGCATTCGCCGCACGATTATCCCTCAATCACAAGGACGTTCGATGTTTCCAGACCCGTTTACATCAAATCAGTCAACCTCTGTCATCACCGGCGCGGGACCTCGGTCCTACGCCGCGAGTGAGAGGGCAGCTGATCATTCAACCTACCGTATCACTGACGCCGAAGGCTTTGAGCATAAGCTCTTTATTGGGCATCAGTACGGCTCCTCTCGGAACCGTTATACCTTTCGGTATGATGTGACCGGGTTGCAGCCGAACTTGCTGGTCCCGACCGAGAACACTGCGCTTAAGCAGTCGGTTTATGTGGTGGCTGACGTGCCTATGACAGGCGCGCTGTATAAGACTACAGCGGCTCCCCTGTTTCTCCGGAACGTGTTTAACGTTGTCGGCATGCAACTTGTTGCTGCCGCCGGCGATCCGCCGTTCTTTCGGATCCTTGCAGGCGAGACGTAAGCCAGGTTGAAGTGACGTGGTCTGGGGGCCTTGGAGTCGTAACGACGAAGGAGTCGCCGACTGAAAAGCCTCGTAGACGTTCTTGTGCACATCCTGCAAGATTGCGGGATGATGTGTGGTGCCAACCCCTATCGTGACATATTAACCGTCACGAGGAGGACCTTAAATGAAGGTGATGGCTTTCTCACTATCACTCTTCCAACCTTCGCTCGTGGGCTCGAAAGAGCCCTTGAGTCAGGTCACCTCTCACCAGCTCTCTTTCCCAAGTTTCGATTTGGGAAAGGAACATGTCGCCCCCGATTTCTCGGAGGGTATATGGAGAGGATTTTCGGTCCTGATGGTGTGCTCCGTATGGACGCCGATCCAGATTGTGTCTTCGCAGTCAGGCAGATATGCCTTTTTGCGAAGAAGCTCCAACTTCCCTGTACTTCAAGGAGAGAAAGGGCTGCTGAATCTGCGTACGTATCTTGTGAGGAGACCTTGCGGTCCCATGTGCAAGATGATAGTCTTGTTGACGCGTTTCGTCGTGTTAGCAGGGTTGTCTGGGGTGATTTGCTGGGCAGTAAGCCTTCTTGGTTTCTCGCTCAGTTTCTGATACCTCAGCATGGACCCGGCACAACCGTCGAAGGTTTGCGTGGGAACGGTAAATTTGTGTTCCCTAGCTGGCCTCAGAGGTTGGATCGTTACTTCCCGTTCGCTGAGTTCGGCATCGGATCGATGTCGAATTGGTTGACGGGGTTTGACGATCACCCGGTTCGTATGGTTTCCGCCCGGGACGAACTGCCCGTGCGGGTGGTTTTTGTCCCTAAGACCCAGAAGAGTCCTCGAGTCATCGGGATTGAACCTGTATGCATGCAATACATACAGCAATCGATCACGAGCGTGCTTACTCCTATGATTGAGCATCATGGGAGCTATACTAAAGGTCGTGTTAACTTTAGCGACCAAAGTATTAACGCGCGTTTGGCGCTTCAGGCATCCATTGATGGTAGAAATGCCACGCTGGATATGTCTGACGCGTCTGACCGAGTCTCTGCTAGCCTGGTGTGGAAGATGCTCGAATGCCACCCTGAATTTAGGGCGTGTGTTTTTGCATGTAGAAGCACCAGGGCGAGCCTCCCCAACGGCCATATTCTGCCGCTAAGGAAGTTCGCGTCTATGGGTTCGGCTCTTTGCTTCCCAATGGAGGCGATGGTGTTCTTCTGCACCATTGTCACCTCGCGGATAGTGAGAGCTGGAGCACGCATATCCCCCTCGTCTGTACGTAAGTACAGCAAGGGGGTGTTTGTCTACGGGGATGACATTATTGTCCCCGCGGACGAGGCACCCGACATCTGCTCGACTTTGAATCTGATAGGGTTCAGAGTCAATGCCCAAAAGTCTTTCTGGAGTGGGAACTTCAGGGAGTCGTGTGGGATGGACGCATTCGCTGGTGTAGACGTTACACCCGTTTATGTTAGACGAATGCTTCCGGCAGATGTGGCAGACTCTCACGGCATAGCCTCTCTTGTTTCACTCGCGAATCAGTTTTATCTGAAACGCTTGTGGGGGACTTGTCGGTTTCTTCGTTTGGCAGCTGAAAAGCTGCTAGGCCGACTGCCGACGATCGGGATTCGAGCGTTCCGTCACCTCGAAAGGGTGATTGAAGGACGCTTTAGTCCGACGAGAGAACATGCAGGGCTTGGATGGATCTCCTACAGCAACGGAGAGTCGTCCAACGGCTGGGACGTAAACGCTCAGTGTTTAAAGTCTAAGCGCTGGGTAGTAAGTCCCCGTCGAAAGCGTGACCCTCTTGAGGGTGATGCTGCGCTCCTCAAGTGTTTCGGCTGTATCGGTAACTCCGATATCGATCCGGCTCACTTGCGCGAGTCTGTGAGGTACGGCGCCCTCGCACTAAAACGCCGTTGGGTCCTAGTGTAACGAAACACGAGGGCTTGTGAGAAGTACTCACATGGAGAGTGCAACAGTTTGTTGTGCAGTTCGTTTTTCTATGATCTTCCTTTCGTTATTTTCGAGAGTAGGTTGTAGGAGGATGGATTTTGTGGACTCGGGAT